GTATAAATAGTCTTATGAAAAGGATTAAGGACTACAATGGCTGTTAATGATCTTATAAAGACCACAGACTACAACAATCTACGTGCTAACATAATTGATATTATTGGCAACGGTTCTGCCACCTATGGATATGGTCAAACTTTGCAAAGTTCCGCTAAAGTTAATCATGAAAAAATCAGTCAAAACGACTGGGATCTTTTGAGATTTGATATTGTTAATTCTCGAACACATCAAGATGGAGTAGCACCAACAATTACCGATATCAATGAAGGTCAGACTCTTTCTTTTACCAATAATACACAGTACAGTGGCTTGATTACCACTGCGGTATCAAACAGATTCAATATTGGTTCAGGTAGATTTTTAACAGAAAGTGCAGTAAGCTCTACTAGATCTACGCAATGGAATACGTTGGTCGTGTGCGAAGTCACAGCAACTTTTGCCAATGCCAATTTATGCCGTTGGTTTTTCAACAGCGGTGGACAGATTAGAATTCAATCTTCACGAATCGACGGTGCTAGTACTGCTCAAAACAATGATTGGTCCAGTCTAACCACAGCCGCCGGAATGCAGGCATTCGGCAGTCAAACACCAACTGCTGGATTCAGTCCAATGAACGGTCAAAATTTTTATAGATTAACTAACTCTTATCAAAATTTCTACACTTTAGCTTCATCTGCTCCATATGCATCAAACAGTTATAATTTAGATGCCAAGTGCGATGTTGCAAATAATTCTGCTGGTACAGCTACCACTGTGTTTATTCGAGTTAGATTTATTGACAATTACACTGATCCAGGATCTCCTGCACCAGGCGATGTTATTGACGGAACACTAACAGTCACGGTCACTGAAAAAAGAGCCACGGGATCTTTAGTTCCGTCTGGAACTTTTACCATCACTAGACCCACATATTCAATTACCGCAATCGGCGGAACATAATTTTTCATCAACAACAGCAGCATATAAATAATATGCTACTATAACTGAGGATGATTATGGACAACCGTTTACAAACTGCATTGGACTTTTCTAAGTATCGCCAAACACTTGCAATACAAAGAAGGCTTCTAAAAGAAAAACTACAAGCTAAATTAACCTATGGCACAGCCGGCGGCATTTTTCATATCGATCATTCTTTGATTTCTTTTGTTCAATTATGCATTGATCAAGGTAGAGTGTCCGGTATACCATTAATTGATACTAACGAAAATCCAGTACTCATTGACGACTTAGTAAAATTCCGAGATGAAATTTTTGATAGATATTTTTCAGCCAGCTTTGAATATATGAGCGAATATGAAAAAATTAAAAAAAGTAGAACAGTTGAAAAATTAGTAGATTTATGAAAAAAGGAATATTAATATTTGCTCACAACAGCAGAGATATTGACTATGCCTTGATGTCTTTAATATCTGCAAAGTTTGCAAAAACAAATCTGCAAGTTCCCGTGTCTTTGGTGGTTGACAAATTCACAATAAAATGGATGCAAACTTCTAATGTCTATGATCTTTCCCAAGAAATTTTTGATAAAATTATAGAAATTGAAAAACCTGTTACTCAAAATATTCGAGTACTCAACGATGGATACACTTCTAAAACAGTTCCTTTTATAAATTCAAATAGAGCCTCAGTTTGGGATCTTACACCATATCACAGAACATTGTTAATAGACAGCGATTTTTTAATAATGTCAGATAGACTGAATGAATATTGGGACGTCAATATCAATGTGATGTTGTCTCCATCTATGCAAGATGTTAGAGGAGATAGAAAAGGTATTTTGGATTCTTGGGTTTCTGAAACCGGAATTCCGTTATACTGGGCAACCACAGTGATGTTTACAAAAAACAATGAATCTAAAATATTTTTTGATCTAGTAGACGTTATTCGTACAAATTATAATTATTTTGCAGATTTGTTTAGATTTAATTCTAAACAATATAGAAATGATATTGCTTTTAGCATAGCAAAACATATGCTTAATGGATTCGACACAGGAGCTGAAAACCTTCCTCCAATATTAACACTGTTAGATAAAGATCTAATTCATTCTGTTAGTAACAATCAATTGCGTGTTTACCTAAATGACAGTATGAGTGAAGACCACGTGGTCATTGCATCTATTAAAGATTTGGATGTGCATGTAATGAATAAACAAAGCATAATCAGAAATGCAAAAGAATTATTGGAGATACTATGACTTTTGGATACCTCATTGTAGTTTCTAAAAACGATTCAGTTGACTATTTAAAATTAGCTTATGCTCTAGCACTGAGCATTAAAAATACTCAACCAAAAGGATTTAACAAAGTAGCATTAATAACCGATAATATTGAAGACGTTGAAAAACTAAACAGTCCTTGGGTGTTTAACGAAATTATTGAATGGAATCAAGAAACTTTTTGGGATGGCCGAAGTTGGATGGATAAACTAAGCCCTTGGGATCACACCATATGCTTAGATGCAGACATGTTGTTTTTTAGAGACTACAGTCATTGGGTTAGATACTTTATCGAGAACTCTGAATTATATATTCCCAACAAGGCATATACCTATCGCGGAGAGACTGTAAAAGATTCATATTATAGAAAAACATTTGAACATAACGACCTTCCTAATTTGTATTCTTTTTACACATTCTTTAAAAAAGATTCTAAACTATCCGAAGAATTCTTTTCATTAGGTAGACATATTTTAAAAAATCCCAATGAATTTAAAAATCTATTCTTAGGAAATTATCTTCCAAAGGTATTAGGTACTGACGAAGCATTTAGTTTAGCTACAAAAATTTTAGACATTCAAGATAATATTAACTATGATTTAGAATTTCCTAGAGTAGTACATTTAAAACCAATGATACAAAATTGGCCTTGGCCTGCTGACAAAGTCTCTGATCATGTTGGATTTTATTTTGATCTACAAGGCAAATTAAAAATTGGAAATTATCAGCAACAAGATATTGTTCATTACAACGAAAAAAATTACGTAACTGACGAAATCATCAGCATTCTAGAGGAAATATTATGGAAGAAATAATTGATTTTGACAGTTGGTTACAGCAATATACTGTGCCACAAATAGAATACTGGGCAATTTTTGAACCTACTACTGGCGAAGTCATTGGAATTTATCCCGATTTTGCCGCTCATGATAAACAATATAAAATAAAAATTGATAGAGATCTAGCAGAAGACATACATAACGGAATAATTCAAATGAGTTTTTGTTTTGTAGATATAGATTCTGAAACAGTTGAAATTGTCACCAAGCACAGTCTTGTCAAAATTGACGATGTACTGCATAGAGTAATTGATAGAAAATATGCTCCCACTCAAAAAAATGACATTACTATTCAATACAACGAATTAGAAAATAAAATAATTTTTGTTTTACCAATTAAAACTAGAAAGATACAATGGGACGGAAGCACTGAAATGCAGTTTTTTATCACCGCCTATAATGATCCACATAATCTTTACCAGACAATAACTTTTCAACTAAAAGATCTAGAACAGAGTTCTAAAGAATTTATCTACACCGGTGCCCATAAACGATTTAGTATTTTTACAAGAAGAATATTAAAAAATTATGTTTTTGAAAAAATATGAAAACCATAGAACTAGATATTGTATTTTTAAGCTACGATGAACCCAATGCAGATCTACATTATGCAGACCTCTGCAATAAAGCCCCGTGGGCCAAGCGTGTTCACGGTGTCAAAGGCAGCGACGAAGCACACAAAGAAGCTGCCAGACAATCAGAAACAGATTGGGTTGTTACTGTAGATGCAGACAACATTGTTGACACAAAATTTTTTAACACAGAGTTTGATTCCGACCAAACAAATTTACAAGTAGTCAGCTGGCTAGCACGTAATAAACTCAATGGATTAAGATATGGTAATGGCGGACTTAAAATTTGGCGTAAAGAGTTTATTCTAAATATGAAAACGCATGAAAACTCAGACAGTGATCGTGGTCAGGTAGATTTTTGTTGGGAGCATGGTTATCAACAATTTAAAGAATGCTACAGTGAAACAGTTATCACAGGATCGCCTTTTCAGGCCTGGAGAGCAGGATTCCGTGAAGGAGTAAAAATGACCTTGCTGGACGGAGTTCGAGTTCCGCCGGATGAAATTCGAGGACGAGTATGGTGGCACAATTTACATAGGCTGCGTATGTGGTCAACTGTAGGTCTGCATGAAGAAAATGGTATATATGCTGTCTACGGAGCTAGACTAGGTACTTGGTTGGCAAATTGCACCAACTGGAATTATGTGGATGTGCGAGATTTTGAAATTCTTAAAGATATTTGGAATCAATATGGACGTCCGTACGAAGAGGCCAATCAAGAAGGACTAATTGAAGAAATAAAATTACTTGGGGAAAAAATTAAAGTAGGATTGGGATTTGATTATCCTTATTTAGATTCCAAGCAAAGCAAGTATACCTTAGACTTGTACAACGAAACAATAAATTTAACAAACACCTATCTAAAATGATCTACGATATTTTTTATGTAAGCAAAAACATCATCGATGATACCAAATGGTTATCTTTCAATAAAAGATTCCCAGTATCTCAAAAAATTGAAAATACAAAATGTTTCACAGATATTTCTAGCAAAGCATTTACTAAACTATTTTGGGTAGTTTGGGATGATTTAAATATTTCAGATGATTTTGATTTTAGTTATATTGTTCCAAAATGGGATGAAAAATATATTCATGTTTTTAAAAATGGAAATTCCTATAATGGTGTAACATTATTCTCAAAACATTTAAGTGTAAGTAGCAAAGAATTTGAAAAAAGATTTTATATAAATCACAAAAAAATAGATATAAATGCCAGCAAACCAACGGACAATGATCCCTATGATATAGTGTTTATTAGTTATAATGAGCCAACAGCTGATGCTAATTTTATAAATTTAAAATCAAAATTTCCAAGAACAAAAAGAGTGCATGGGATCAAAGGGATACATCAAGCTCACATAGCTGCTGCTAAACTAGCAAATACCTGTATGTTTTGGGTAGTAGATGGAGATGCTGAAATTGTTAACACTTTTAATTTTGATTATGTTGTTAGCAAATATGATCTAGAATGTGTACATGTGTGGCGAAGTCAAAATCCAATTAACGATTTAGAATACGGATATGGTGGGGTAAAACTTTTTCCTAGACTGGATACAATTAATATGGATATTAGCAAGCCAGATATGACTACTAGCATTAGTAGACATTTCAAAGCAATGCCAATAATAAGTAACATCACGGCATTTAACACTGATCCGTTTAACACTTGGAAATCAGCGTTTAGAGAATGTTGTAAATTGTCTAGTAAAATTATTGATAGACAAAAAAGCGAAGAAACATTGCATAGACTCGATGTATGGTGTACACTGGGTATTGATCGACCGTTCGGGCCAGACGCTATTGCCGGAGCCATCGCAGGCAAGGAGTATGGAGAGTTTAACAAAAACGACCTAGAAGCACTTAAAAAAATCAACGACTTTGATTGGCTTAAAAAAATATTCGATGAGCAACAAACAAAAAAGTGAAATAATTATATGAAATGGCGTCAAAAAAGAATAGATTTTAAAGAAGAAATTCTCGACTCTATCAGCCCTAGCTATTGTGTAGCCAAGTGGAGTCAGGTTACCATACACTTAGGGTCGGGTCATACTCATAGTTGTCATCATCCAAGAACACATCTAATACCCTTAGAAGAAATCAAACGCAGTCCTAGTGCGTTACACAACACGTCTTTTAAAATTGAACAGCGTTTAGATATGCTCAACGGCAAACGTCCTACCGAATGTGAATATTGCTGGCAAGTAGAAGATGGTGGCGATGTGCTCAGTGATAGAGTGTTAAAGAGTTATGAACCGTGGAGTAAGGATAGGATTTCTGATCTACAAGGACTGAAT